CCCAGAGCACAGATGGCGCCTGTGAGCCGTCAACGGGATTGATGATGGACACCGGCCGCTTGATGGTGACTTCGCCGTCCAGTAGACCGGTCTGCGTGACGGCAGCAATCTGCGCGACACCCTGCCAGCCGACCATGGGCGGGATCGTGGTAAAGGAAGTCGTCGGAACTGACGCCGTGGCGCTGCCGAACGTGGTCGTCTTGGCCGAGTAGGTCAGCAGACCATCCGCCGAGAACTTGAACCCAACCTCGGAGAATCGCGCGGACGGGTACTGCCGGTTACCGGCGACGTAGTTGTCATTCAGCGTGTACGTCGGAGGCTGGCCGGAGCCCGTGTTGAGGACCGCGAAAGTGTGCGTGAACGGAGCGCTGGCACCAGACGTGGTCACATCGCCGAGAACACCAGCGAGGGGGAAACCGATGGTGTCCGGGAAGACATCGCCATCAAAATCCAGCGTGCCGGAGAGAGGCCCGGCAACCTGGTCGTAGACGTCCACCAGGGCGCCTCGATAGCCCTTGTCGTCCAGGAGGGTCAGATTGTCCTTGGGGGTAAGGCCAGTGACCGGAATAAAGTTGGTAGCCGCTACGGGCGTTCCGGCGGTGGCTTCCTTGGCTATACCGAGGAACGAAAGCTGTGTTGCCTTGGGCATTACTTGCCAACCTCCGGCGTATCAGTGGCAGGCGCGGGCGGCTTGGCCAGCGCAGAACGGGCGCTCTTAGCGGCGCTAGTGAATCGCCCATCATCGGGGGCAATCTCAAGGGTCACGCTGTCGCCCGGCTTGACCAGCAGCGAGAGGGACGGGTAATAGCGCTCATCCGAGCCGGTGTAGGTGAAGTCAGGCATTAAATCCTCGTAACACACTCGATTTGCAGGGTGACGCACGCGTGTTTTCCGCCGTTGTCCCACTCAACTTCGCCGTCATCGCTCTTGGGCACACTCTTGATGACGTTGCCACCCAGCGTGAGATCCGTGCGAACGAGTGCGATGATGGCGTTGGTCAAGTCCATGGCCCGGACGTAGGCTGCCTGGCCGCTATCGGAGCCCCGGAAGACGTCTACGACGATTTCCACGGTGTATGACTCGTCCAGCCATCCGGCGCCACCGCCACCGATCATTGCGGCGACCTTCAACTGACGGCGCACCGGGCCAATGACCACAATGTCCTCGGGCTGATCCGGTCCCGGAGCGTCGAACACGACCAGCAGCGAGGCACGGACATCACCCGGATCGGGGGTCAGCTTGGCTGTGCACTGGTCGTACAGGTACTGGCGAACGGCTGGCGCTGTGCTGGCAGGGATGCTCATGCGATACCAGGCCCCCTGTAGTGCGTCTGCCACAGCTCCAGCACGCGGGTCGGGATGGCGAATCCAGTCGACACCATGGGCTCCCCGCCGTCATAGGCGGAACCACCGAACTTCGGCCGCCCTCCACCCTGCTGAGTCATCTGCCAAAGGTGGCGGATCAGCTCCAGCGTGCCGAGACGCACAGACCAGGGAACTGCCCCGGAACGTCCAGCGGTGTACACCAGCTTGATGTTCTTGGCGCCATAGGCAAATGTCGCCGATTCTCCCCCGAACGTCCGCCGGGTAATCTGCCCAGTGGCGTAGTCGACCGTGAAACCAAACGCACTCACCTGCCCGCTCAACGGCTGCTCAGTCAGCGGAAAGGCCGAAAGCCCGTAATACTCCGTAGCGCTCAGCACGCTGGCAATCGGGGTGAAGTCAGGGACAATCGTCTCTCGCCCACCGTCGAAAAACTGCGTATGCGTCTCGGGAATGAACGGGCCGCAGTGATTACGGGCAATGTCGCCCGCAGCAAGGATGAAACCCTGTAGCTCATCATCCTGGCGAGAATCGCCCGGCGGGATGCCCAAATGCGCCTTAACGCTGGCGAGATCAACGAGCTGCTCAGCGCCGGTCGGCCGAACCTGGAACTGGGTCTCCGAGGACCAGGCAACCCCCGTGCCGGTCGCAGTCCAGCGAGCAAGCCAGACACCGGGCGTTGAGACACTGGGCACGACGGCCGTGTACGTCCCGCTGACAGGCCCGGAGGGTACCGGGTGGGTAATCCCCCCGGATGGGTCTGTGATGGCCAGAGAGACGCTCACAGCGCCCCCGGCAGGGTTACCGCTGTCATCGAGCGGGTTAGCAGTGAGCGCGACATCCTGCCCAGCGAAATAGATCAGCGGCACGGCTCCCCCTACTGCTTGGCAGCGCTCGCACGCTTGGGCTTGGTGGCCAGTGCGCCAGTCACAGCCTGCTTAGCGCCGTCGTACATTTCCCGGATCTCGTCCCGGAATGCCACAGGCTCAAGCTTGTCAAGCTCACCGGAAACCCAAGCCAGCTGCTCGCGAACGGCGGCCTCATGGGTCTTGTCGTTGTTCTGCTGCGCGTACCCGAGTTCGACAACCAGGCCGTTGGCGTAATTGATGGGATTCATGAATTCCTCTCGGCCCAACGGCCGGAGGCAGGTAGTACCCACCCCCGGCCGTCACGGCGTCAGACTAGAAAGTCGGCGCCACAAGGCCCGTGCCGGAGATAACCGAAATGGACTTCGGGTACCGGGCAGGCTGGAACGACATGTAGTTGTACAGCCGGACCAGGACGCTGAGCTGGTTCGCGTAGGTCTGCGGGAAAGCCTCCGCCTTGACGTTGCCCTCCCAAGCCATGAGGTCCGCCATGCGAGCGACAATGATCTGATCCTGAGTACCACCAACAGTGGTCGGAATCAGCGAGTCGACGTAGACCGGCAGGCCCTGAATGGTGCCGACATAGCCCTGCGCGGCGACCTCACCCTGATTGGCAAGCCCGTTCATCGGGGAGTTCGCCGAAGGAACAACCAGGGGGCGCCCGGTGGTGTCAGACGCCGCAAGCAGGTAAGCCCAGCGGCGCGGGTGCATGATGATCGTGTCCGGCGGCAGGAACCGGTTCGTGTGAACGGTCTGAATCGCGTTGGCAATCTGCGAGTAAAGCAGCGCGACAGTCGGCGATGCCTGGGTGTAGGTGATCGCATTGGTGCCCGACAGCGTCAGCATGCCGGTGGGGCTACCACCAGTGCCAGAGCCGCTCAGAATCAGTGTGTTGTACTGCTGAGCATAGGCCGCAGCAAGGTCCGCCAGAATCACGTCATCGACGTTCAGCGGAGACTGCTCAAGCAGCTGAAGGGAGATGACCTGTGCACCCGCGATGGTCGTCACGCTGGACGAAATCGACGTGGTGGTCAGATCGGTCTGAGAAACCGCAGTGTTCTGCGTAGCCTGAACGCCAACGGTCGTACCGGTCGAAACCTTGGGCACGTTGATCGAGTCGGTACCGGCGGGAAGTGCCGAAGTCGGGACCAGGTTGGCGGTAATGCGACCCGGACGCGCAAGGCGGACGAACTCCTTCTCCAGCCACAGCGGAGGAACGAACTCACCACCAGCGCCGTTAACGGTGGTGATACCAACCGAGGATCGCTGCTCAGCAGCACGGCCCTTGTTGTTCCGAATAAGCCGGTCCATGGCCGCAGCGTCGCCGTTCTGGCGAGAGTTCCACATGTCGCGGAAATACGACTGACCGCCGAGACCCGAGCGGTAAATCTCCGGCTCGGACTTGACGCCATCGCCAGCGTTCGGCGCGTAGCGCTTAGCCATCTCAGCCGCAGCGTCGTCGGCGCGAACCTGGGCGTCCAGCTCGGAAATGCGCTCGTCCAGCTCGCGGATCTCAGTCTCGCCAGCATCGAAAGCCGCACGCTGCTCGTCGGTCAGGCTGCCGCCGTCGGCGCCACGAGCCTCAGACAGGATGCCGTCCAGCTTGGTGCGCTCCGCAGACCGCTGGGCAACCAGATTGGAAATAAGAGTCTTCTTGTCCACGGGGGACCTTTCTGGGTTGATTCGGGTTACGAATCGCCCACCGTTGAAATCAGGTGGTGCCCCAGGTGGTGGCCCGTGTGGCGTGGGCTCCGGCGTAGGGTCCGGCGTGAACCGGATGGGCGGAAAAGGGTAGTAAATTTACTACCGTCAAACGTTCTTCGGGATGCTGAGCAGCCTCAGCCGGTACTCATCCAGTGAGATTCCACCGCTGACCTTGACCTCCGGCGCGGGAAG